TAATGATTGGCAGTCAAATATTCAACAAGCGGCTAGACACTTTTTAAGTAAACATAATACATCACCTGTTGCGGTTCCGAATATACCTATTAGTGAAGTAGTAAACCATCTTAAAAAATTTAAAAAATGAATAAAATAAGCTTATTAGTACCTAGTCGCGAACGTTTAAATTTAAAACTTACTCTTATTAGTTCAATTATTACTACTGTTAAGGATATTAATAACGTTGAACTAATATTTGGTATAGATGAGGATGATCCCACCAGAGATACTGCCTATAAAATAGCAGAAGCAATTCCGTTTGTTAAAATTATCGATATTAAAAATGAAGGTAAATTTATTGGTATTAATAAAATTTGGAATGAACTATATCCACACGCTCAGGGAGATGTTTTAGGTTATGTAGGTGATGATATGATTTTTAAAACCAAGGATTGGGATGTAAAGGTATTAGATGAATTTAATGGGGAAAATCTACCAGAAGATAAAATTAAACTATTACATTGTTATGACGGATTTAGAAAACAAGATGAAATTTGTGTAAACGCATTTATACATAAAAAATATACAGAAGTTATTGGTTATTTATGTAGAGAGGAATTCTTAATTAATTGGTCTGATCAATGGCTGTATCAAACCTTTAAAGCTGTGGATAGGGTTAAGTGGCGTGAAGATATTTATATTCACCATAATCATTGGGTATTCGGTAATAGACAGAAAGACGAAGTTGCAGATAGAATGTTATCTGATAATAAGGATACTATTAGTGATCAACTCTGGTTTGATTTAGCTCAGGAAAGAATTGATGATGTTAAAAAAATTGCAGATTATATTAATGTTGAACCAAATTGGGACGTAGTTGATACAGAGATTGGAGTAAAGGTATGAAAGTAAATAACAAAAATCTAATACACAAAAATGATTTTTTTCAGAACGTTATTAACAAACTACATACACTAATTAACGACGATAACGTTATATTTACTTTAGAGAATTTATCCGCAGAGCATACAGATCGTGGAAAAATAGAAGTAGATAAATCAAAGTTTAATGTACTTTTAGGTATGTGGGATGAATATGATACAAAGTATCATAGAGAGTTAATAGATAAATATGACATAATATTCAATCAATATATTACTAAAGAAGAAGAAGAACTTTATGATAATCTATTTTCCCTACCATTAGGCTATAACGGTAACATAATTATAGAAAAAGAGCACGTTCAAGATATCAAAAAAGTAACTGATAGATCGATAGATGTATTTTTTGCAGGTCATATGTCATCACAAAATAGGTATGATAGTATGATTAAAAATATCGACTTCTTAACTAAGAGTGATAGTCGTAAGAAATATAATTTTGATTTTAATATAACGAGAGGTTTTATGCAGGGGTTTAAAGGTCCGCAATATTATGATAAACTCTACAATAGTAAAATAGCCTTCTGCCCTCCAGGTAATATAAGTGCAGAGACTTATAGATGGTATGAATCGATGATGTGTGGTTGCGTTATTGTTTGTCCGAAAATGCCAGAAACAGAAATATATAATGACTTACCAGTCATGCAAGTTACTAACTTTGAAACAGACGCAGCAAAAGTAGTCTTAGAGCTACTTAATGATAAAACGCGTTTACAAGAATTACAGCAAGAAAATATAGAATACTGGAGCAGTCATTATGACCAGGAACTGGTTGCTGCGTATATAGCCTCTAAAATTAAAAGAAAATGATAGTACAAATTACAAGAACCAAAAATGAAGCATTCTTAATTAAAGAGATGCTACCTTTATGGGCAAAATATGCAGATGGCTTTGTTTTCTACGATGACGGCTCGACAGATGATACTGTCGAGTTTTTAAGAGCTAATAAAAATAAGTATAATATATTAGAAATCATCGAAGGTAATAAAAAGGAAAATTATATTAAGGAGCTTAAGATGGAGACTGACGAAAGGCAGCCACTATATAACGCTGCTTACAAATATAGTAATAAAATTATATGTTGCGATTCAGATGAATATTTAGATGGTAGCTTTACTAAGCAAGATTTAGAAAACTTACTAGAGAATAATCCTGATACAGTTTTTAATCTTCAATGGGTACAGTATACCAGTCAAAACAATGTAAGAGTTGACGGACCGTGGGGAAATAATTTTAAAGTCAGAGCTGGTTCATATACATCACAAGGCGACTTCGGCACAGCTCAAATGCATTCTTTACATCTACCACCTGCATCTAAATCCAAAGCAATTAACCCGTCACAATTATTCATAGCACATTTACAATGGCTGAGTAAGAGATGGGTAGGTGTTAAGCAATATTTTTGGAAAATTAACGACTATGTTAATAGAGAGGTTCATGGTGCTGAAGTTATCGAAGCTAGCGCGTATGATGTATCGGTAAATAATTTTAAATGGCAATACTCTCAATATCCTATTGAGTTAAAAGTAGATGAAAACATTTACGATAAACAGGATATGAAAGCAAATTATAAATTAGATTATATTAAGAAATATACTAAAGAGCTTAATATACCCAATTTAGGTGATTGGGGAATAGGTATTTATGAATATTGCTTAAAAGAGTAGTTGCATCAACATTAAAGGATATTATAATATTATAATGACTCTTAATTTGGATAATGTTACAATTATTTGTATAGATGGGGTTGATCCTAATGTGGGGGTAAAGGCTCTTAAATATAGTATGCAAAAAATTAATTTTGCGCAAAATATTATTCTTTCCCACATAAGGCCAGATATTATTCCTGACGGGGTAGATTATGTAGAGATACCCGAACTGACACATCACACATACAGCTCTTTTTGTTTACATGAGTTATATAAATACTTTACTACTGATTTTGTATTAATAATTCATGATGATGGATTCGTGATAAATCCGCAGTTATGGACTGATGAATTTTTAAATTATGATTATATAGGAGCTCCATGGAGAGGTGAAGGAGATAATAGAGTCGGAAATGGCGGCTTTTGTTTACGTAGTAAAAAATTAGTAAATCTTTGTCGTGCAATACAGTGGGGTGGAGGTCATGAGGATGGTGAAATTTGTATAACACAAAGACAACACTTTTTAAATAACGGTTGTAAGTTTGCTCCACCTGAGTTAGCTGCTCGATTTTCCTTAGAATCGAAGTTACACGATGTTGAGTATAATCTAGAAAATAGCTTCGGATTTCATGGTAAAGGGGTTGTTGATTCTGTTCACTATGGTGAAGGTCAGCAATTTAAAGATAAATTAAAACTGAGAGATGCTGTAATATTATGAAAGTTGTAGATACGTTTACATTCTTTAATGAATTAGAACTGTTAGAAGTTAGGTTAAATATCTTAAATGATCACGTTGATAAATTCGTGTTAGTTGAATCAACACGAAGTCATCAAAACAAACCTAAGCCGTTATTCTATCAAGAAAATAAACATCTATTTAAAAAATTTAATTCTAAAATAGAGCATATTATAGTAGATGATTTTCCTAATCACACTTACCACTCTTTTGAGCACCATCAAAGAGACTGTATAGAGCGCGGGTTAGGATATTGTGAGGATGATGATATAATTTTTATATCTGATCTTGATGAGATATGGGACCCTGCAAGGATAGATCTGAATATAGATAACGAAAAAATTTATAAATGGGGATCTATACTAACATACTTTTATGTTAATTTAATGGCACAACCTAACATATGGTGGCAACCTTTATTTTTAAAGTATAGTCTTTTAAAGAGTCTTAGAAGTCAAAATTTTGAAATAACCCGTGATATTCTTAGAAGTGACAAGAAAGGTCCACAAATAACTTATGAACATTTATCAGATTTAAGAGGGTGGCATTTCTCTTATATAGGGGATGCAGAGTATAAACTACAAAACTTTCTACATAGTGAACATAGAGATAAAAAGAAAGAGTACTTACAACAATGTGTTAAGGATAGAGTTAACCCTTTTCACCCGCTCGTAAAGATGCATAAATTAAAAGATAGTGGATTAAATAATTACTTACCTGAGTATATATCTAATAATATTAGTAAATACGAACATTTAATTTTAAAAGGTGATGATTGATGTAGAATTAATAGGGGGGTTGGGTAATAATATGTTCCAATATGCCCTAGGTCGAATAATTGCAGATAAAAAGGGGTATAATTTAAATACTACAAATATAAATCAATTAGACCAGTTTTTTAAAAACGTTAAAAATATAACAGATAGGGAAAGCTTAAATGAACCGTTACTACAAATAGGCTACGATACTGCAGTAGGTCCACAAACTTACATAGAGCGGGAAGTTGGAGATTTTGAAGGTAATATAAAAGTTAAAGGTTTTTTTCAAAGAGATGAATTCTATAACGCTCATAGAGATAAACTATTAAAATGGTTTAAGACTGATATTAAACTTGAAAAGGTACCAGAGGAAAAAGATTTGGTGTTACATGTAAGACTTGGTGATTACATGGGACTAGGTTGGCAATTAGATACTAGTATCTTTATTGATATATTAAAAAAAGAAAAATATAATAAGTATTTTATTGTAACAGACGACCCTAAAAATCCAATAATTGATAATATCCTACAAACAGTTGATGGTGGTGAGGTAGTGAGTACGGATAAAATATCTGATTTTGAATTTTTATGTAAAAGTAACCTTCTGGTACTTTCTCATTCATCATTTAGTTGGTGGGCGGCTTTTTTAGGTAATGCAAAAAAGGTAATAGTACCTTATGCCGGTAATAAAGGCCTTTGGAAGTTAAATCCTTCACAAAATGACATTGATTTAATCAAAGACACATCTAAATATTTTCGTTATGTTTATGACTCTCGACCTGCTTAATCAAAAATTTGATCTTAATATAAAAGGAATTATTCATTGTGGCGCACACCACGCCGAAGAAAGCGACGCTTATGAGCGACACGGTATTAGCAAAGTCGTGTGGGTTGAAGGTAACTCAGAGTTAGTTCCGATAGTGGAAAGTAAAGTAGGTAATTTACCTGAAAATAAAGTTTTTAATTACCTAGTCTATGATGAAGATGGTAAAGAGCTTGAATTTAAAATAACAAATAACACACAATCTTCTTCTGTATTAGAATTTGGTACACACAAACGTTATTACCCTGATGTAAATTTTATAAAATCAGAAGTTAAAAAGGCATATACACTAAAATATATTATTGAAAAGGAAAATCTTAAAATGGAAGATTACAATATGCTCAATTTAGATCTTCAAGGTATTGAGCTTAGAGCATTAAAGAGTATGGGTGATTATATTGATAATATTGATTATGTGTATACTGAAATTAACGATGATATGGTCTATGAAGGTAACGATCTCTTAGTAGATTTAGAAGAGTATCTATCTTCGAAAGGTTTACATAGAGCTGGTATACATTTATTAAGTGAGAAGTGGGGTGATGCTTTTTATGTTAGACGGTAGGTATAATGAATAGTGATAAAAATAAATTATCTGTATTTGGATCGAAGGGGTTTATAGGTAGTAAATTTACTGACTTATATCCTGATGATGTAATTGAAATAGGTAGAGAAGACAGTAAAGCTAAATCGAGTAATATTTTATATTTTATTAGTACTGTAGATAATTACAATATACATAACGATCTTCATATTGATATAGAAACTAACTTAACAAAGTTAATGAAAGTTATCGAGGCTAATAAAAAGGAAGATCTCGTTTTTAATTTTATTAGCTCTTGGTTTGTTTATGGTCAAAATCCAGATATACCGTTTTCCGAAGATACTACGGAGTGTAATCCTACTGGATTTTACTCTATTACAAAAAGATGCGCCGAAGAAATGTTAATATGCTTTTGCAATACATTTAACATACGTTATAGAATTTTTAGATTAGCGAACGTACTCGGACCTGGGGATGGTAAGATTTCTAGAAAGAAAAATGCGTTACAATTTCTTATGAATGAAATGGTAAACGATCGCGACCTGCATTTATACTACGGTGGTGAAGTTTTGAGAGATTATATTCACGTTGATGATGTATGTGATGCTTTAAAGCTTTGTACAGATACTGCACCCACCAATCAAATTATTAATATTGGATCAGGCCGACCATATAAGTTTTTAGATATTATCGAGAAGGGTATGGAGGTATCTAAATCTAAATCGAGGATTATTAATATTGAGCCAACTAAATTTCATAATATAGTTCAAACGAAACATTCATATTTAGATATTAAAAAGTTGAAATCTTACGGGTTTAAGCCAAAATATACAATAGACGATATAGTTACAAAATTAATTAATCACTATAAAAATATTAAAAAATGAAAGCTACAAAAAAAATATGGTACGCTCCTAATAAGTTTGAATCTTACGGTGAGGAAGAAATTAAATCAGTTGAGGAATGCTTGCGTGATGGTTGGATTGCTGGTTTCGGTAAACGGAGCAAGCAATTTGAAGAAGAAGTGTCAGAATTTTTTGGAAAACAATATGGAGTGTTTGTAAATTCAGGTTCATCAGCTTGTTTACTGGCGTTAGCTTCTATTGACCTACCTAAAGGTAGTGAAGTTATTACACCTGCCTGTACATTTTCGACTACATTGGCCCCTATTATTCAACTCGGATTTACACCAGTGTTTGTAGATGTTAATCTTACCTCCTATGTGGTTGATGTGCAAGATGTAGTTAATGCTGTAACAGATAAAACCAAAGCATTAATGATTCCTAACTTGATAGGTAACAAGCCTGATTGGAAATCTATAAAAGAAGAGTTAGTTAAGATAGGAAGAGATGATATTATTTTAATTGAGGATTCTGCTGATACAGTCACTCATACATCAGAGACAGATATCTCTACAACAAGTTTTTACGCAAGTCATGTTATTACAGCTGGAGGTACTGGTGGTATGGTAATGTTTAATGATAAAAAATATGAACAAAGATGTCTACAGTATAGAGATTGGGGTAGAATAGGCGATAATAGTGAGGCTATGTCAGATCGCTTCGCACATAAAGTAGATGGTATTGCATATGATTATAAATTTTTATATGGTGTACTTGGATACAATATGAAATGTTCAGAGATGAACGCAGCTTTCGGTCTAGTACAAGTTAAAAAATTAGATACGTTTTTACGTAAGAGGCGTGAGAATATTAAGCGTTATTTAGATAATTTGAAGGACGTTTCAGAGCTTATTCTACCTGACGATACTATCGAACCCAACTGGTTAGCGATCCCTCTACAGACAAAGAAAAGATATGAGCTTCTTAATTTTCTAGAAGAAAATAATATACAAACACGCGTTACTTTTGCTGGAAATGTTACACGTCATCCTGTTTATAGAGAATATTTCCAAGAATTTGCTAATTCAGATACTATTATGGAGAATGGATTTCTTCTAGGAGCGCATCATGGAATGTCTGTTGAGGATGTCGATTACGTGTGCGATAAAATTAAAGAATTTTTTAATAATGAATAAAGTTGTATATATTACAGGCTGTTTAGGTTTTATAGGCTCATACATTACACGGTCTTGTCTCAATAAAGGTTGGCATGTACGCGGTGTAGATAAAATTACATATGCCTCAAATACTAATTTACTTGACGAGTTTGAAGGTTATGATAATTTTGTATTTACCCATACAGACATTAATGACTTAAAATTTCTTTATGACTGCGATTACATTATTAATGTAGCTGCGGAAACGCATGTAGGCAATAGTATTGCTAATAGTGATGATTTTGTACACTCAAATATAAACGGTGTACATAATCTGCTAGAGCTTTTAAAAAATCATAGAGGTGAACATAGTCATAAGCCCGTATTCTTACATTTTAGCACAGATGAGGTGTATGGTGATATTGATTCAGGATCCCATACCGAGACTGACTTACTCCATCCTAGTAATCCGTACTCTGCAACTAAAGCTGCTGCAGATCAATTAGTACTAGCATGGGCTAGAACTTACGATTTACCTTATAACATTATCAGACCTACAAATAACTATGGAATAGGTCAATATGTCGAAAAGCTTATTCCTAAGTCTTGCAAGTTCTTAGGATTGGGTAAAAAAATACCTATACATAATGATGGTACTCCTATTAGAAATTGGTTACATGCTCAAGATACAGCCAATGCTGTAATCACTATTATCGAGTCTGGTAAACAAAATGAAATTTACAATATCGCAGGAGATTTCGAACAGCAGAATATAACCACAATACAGAAAATTATTAAGGAGTATCACGGAGATTCAGATGTATCATCATACATAGATAATACTTATAGTAGAAAAGGTCAAGATGTGAGATATGCTCTTGATGATTCTAAACTCAGAGAGTTAGGGTGGTTACCAGAGAAAAAATTTGATCAAGAACTTCCTAATATTATTAGTTATTATAAGGGTAAGTTTATATGGTGAAGGATCAGTACAGATTAAAAGAAAGAATTTTAAATATTGCTTATAAAAATAAACTTAGTCATTTAAGTAGCTATTTTACAAGCGTATCTATTATAGACAACATATATAGCTGTATGGCTGAAGATGATATTTTTATTTTATCTTCTGGACATGCTGCACTCGCCCTTTATGCTTGTCTTGAGAAACATAAAGGTGTTGATGCAGAACAATTGTTTTTAAAACATGGAGGTCATCCTCATAGAGATGAAGAAAACTTTTTACACTGTTCAACAGGCAGTCTAGGGTTAGGTATTACCATAGCAATAGGTCGCGCAATCGCTAATCCAAAGAGAAAGGTTTATGTATTAATAAGTGATGGTGAGTGTGCAGAAGGTAGTGTTTGGGAATCGCTTAAGACAATAGTAGAGCAAAATATTAACAATATCGAGGTACACGTTAATGTAAATGGATACGCTGCATACGATACTATTGATACTGTATATCTTTCAAATAGACTTCGAGCATCTTCCGATTATATTAAAATACATAAAACTAATTCAGAAGAGTTTTCATTTTTACATGATTTAAATGCTCACTATCATATAATGAGCGAAGACGATTATTATAAAGCTTTATCGGAATTATGAGAAAGGATCTAGCAAAACTATTATTAGAGGAAATGCGTGTTAATGAAGATGTATATCTTATTACTGGTGATTTAGGCTATGGCCTTTGGGATGGTATACGTGATACCTTCCCTGATAGATTTTTTAATGTAGGATCGTCAGAAATGGTTATGATGGGTACTGCTATAGGATTAGCCATGGAAGGTAAAATACCTTTTGTTTACTCTATTACACCTTTCGCCTTATATAGACCTTATGAGATGATTCGTAATTATATTAATCACGAAAAAATACCGGTTAATATATTGGGCGGAGGTCGCGACCGTGATTACGGTTACTTAGGGTTCTCACACTGGGCTGAGGACGATAAAGAGTTAATGAAACCGTTTAAAAATATTAGCACTTACCATCCTACAAATATAGAGGATCTTACAAGTACCTTTAAAGTAATTATAGGAAATCAGTCTCCATCATACTTAAATTTAAAAAAATGAATATACTAATTACAGGAGGTAATGGGTATATTGCAACTTCGTTAAATAGAGCTTTTAGTGATTATAAAATAACTACTATTACAAGAAAAGATTTTGACTTAACTAATAAAGAATTAACAGACAGATGGTTTAAAGATAAACATTTTGATGTAGTAGTTCATACAGCAACAGTAGGAGGTAGTAGATTAAAACAAGACACAAGTGAGGTTGTTTATAGTAACTTAAAGATGGTATATAACTTACTCTATAATAAACAACATTTTAATAAATTTATACATTTTGGATCAGGTGCAGAGCTTGAACAGCCGAATACACCATACGGGCTAAGTAAGAGAGTTATAAACGATGTAATAAAGCAATATCCCAACTTTTATAACTTAAGAATTTATGGGGTATTTGATAGTAATGAGCTCAGCACTAGATTTATTAGAAATAGCATAACCAATTATATCAATCATAAGCCTATTGTAATTTATAAAGATAAATATATGGATTTTATCTATATGAAGGATTTAGCTAATATAGTTAAAAGTTATATCTCAGGTACACTAGATTATAGCGTATATAACTGTGTATATAAAAATAAATATAAACTTTCAGATATAGCCGGCTTAATTAATAATTTGAGCGATTACGAAGTTGATATTATAATAGAAAATGCAGGATTAGATACAGCCTATATCAGTGACTCTATAAAAAGTGAGAGTACTATTGCAGGTATAGAAAAAGGTATTGAGGATACATATTACAGCTTGAAAAATAAAATTTAACATCTATAATAGCAGTATGATTATTGATCAGCAAGTATATAATGGCGATCTTATTCACGATCGTTTCGCGTATAAGTTTTTTAGGAAAGAAGTATCCCCATACGGTAATATTGTAGCTTTTAGAGCTCCTATGTATGTGAGTGATAATTTAATTGACCTAGAAGATACACTAGCCAATGACTATATCTTTTCAGAGGATGCAATTAACTTCTGCTGGGAGATACCTAATTTATGTCCTTTAGGTGCAGTTGCTTTTCAACGTCTCTTTAATACCACCATCGCAGGTATGTTAGGTCAGCTCATACAAAAGCCTATTAACATGGATGGTGACGATATTATGGTAGCTGATGAGTTTATCGGTAGTGATAGTAAGAAGCGTTCTGAAGGTAAAGTCAGTGTATCAATTACCTATAGTAAAGAAGATATTGCTCTTGGTCATACTGGTATTAATGTACAAGCTGGTAAGAAAGCTCCAGGATTTGCTTATTCGAGTAATCTTAATGATGCACAAATAGAGGCATTTATGGATGCTGTAATTAAAGCGTTTGAATTAGAAGTTAAAGATCAGTGGATTGCTACAACTAAAATAATTAGTTAATGAATTTTTTTCAGCTACAAAATAAGTTATTTTACTCTAAAAAGACTAATGCTGAGTTTTTAGATTCAGAAGGTGAGCAATCCTTTGCGCCGTTTATGTTTAATAGGTGGTTATCGTTCTATAGTAAAGGCATGGCTTCTATTACTAATGAGACGTTAAATAGATTTGGTAGTATTTTTCAAGATAAGCAGCAGCAATATAGACTGTACTATTATTTTATTCCAAGATTAAAGTTTAAGCGTATAGCATATAATAAAAAAATTAAAAAGGAGGATATTGAGGAAGAGAATCTAGATCTTATTGCGCGTAATAAAAATATCTCTGTTAGAGAGTTAAAGTTGTATATTGATTTACAAGAAAACTTAAGTAAATAAATTATATGGCAACGGCATCTATTGATAATCTAGCTCCTACAAGAAGTCTAATTGACTTAACACAAGGAGGAAGGGGTGATTTTGGGTTAGACGACTATCAGCTTAGTTTTGTTTTCGATGATATTCTTCTCGTTGAGTATGCTGATGAGTCAGCTAACGGGGACGAGGTTTTACGGAATGGTATAGTCGTACCGACGAACGCAATGACTAAAGCGTGGCGTAAGGGTATAGTGATTCTTGCGGGACCTGATGCAAAGTATGCAAAAGAGGGAGATATAGTTATATTTCCAAATAATCTTGGAGTTACTATTTCCAATGTAGAGATTACAGGTAAAGGTAAGATTGCTAAGGGTGTTTTTCTAAACGAAGAGAGGATGTTTGGTATATGTAAACCAAAAAATGATAATACAGAGGTCAGCACTTGATTCTATTCTTTTAACGAATGTGGTAGACTTAAGATTCGCGCGCAGAATACCTAAGGCAGGTTTCCCTGCTACTCGCCGTATACTCTGTACAAAATCATATAACTTATTAAATTCTACAAATGGTAGAATTACCCTAAACTATAAGCCTCCAAGAGGTCCGCATAAAGTAAATGAAGCAGCTGATAACTTACTTGTTGTGTGGGATATTTTAATGCAAGGCTATAGAAATATAAACATGAATCAAGCTAATCTAATAACTCAATACCCGGCGGATGATTCATTTTGGACGTATTTTAATGAAAGTGTATATCCTATGTCAGGGGAGCAAAAACTAGCTTTTATGAACTCATGAATATAAATTTAGAAAGAGTAAATCAAAGCTTAAAGCCTTTTTTACTACAAAATATAATAATTAAAACCGATAAGAAGGTTATTAAAAAGGGTAAACTCAAGCTTTTTAAAATTAAACAGTATAATATATCTCTTTCTCTAGAAATCGACGGTAAGATTAAAATTTACGAAATACCCTACCCGTTTAAGATTGAAGGTTCGTTAGATAAACTTATATTTAACTACCGTATAAGTTCCTTTATACCGGAACAATTTTCTCTATTTATAAAATTATTAGATTGCAGCTCTAAATCAAAATTTTACGATAACTTGCTTTACATATTGCCTAATAAAGGAACAATAGTATAATTAGGTGTGCTAACCGGACTAATTAATAGCTTTCCATCTGGATATGATCCTAATCCAACACAAGTAAAGCTTCTAAAGAATATTGAACAAGCGTTCACTGATGGCTATAAGTTCGTCATTTGTAATGCTCCTACAGGATCAGGTAAGTCTATGGTATCAAAAACTATGGGCAATGTCGCCGAGCAATGCACAAAAGAGTATCGCGATATAGTAACGAGCTACCTAGCATATAAGAGAACGCAGGGAGGTAATTATGCATATGAGGATGAGTGTAATGAGGAGAATTCGTTTGGTTGTACAGCACTAACAATTACAAAGGCTCTACAAGATCAATATAAAGAGTTATTTAACGATGTTGAGGTGCTAAAGGGGAAGTCAAACTACAGCTGTGTTGTAGACGAAGATTACTCGGTAGAGGTGGCACCGTGTTTACATTTACCGAAACTTCGGGAAGAGTGCTGGAGTAAGAAGTGCTGTTCGTATTATGAACAACGTAACAAAGCTCTAACTTCACGATTTAATACTCTTAACTATAATATGTTCTTTGCACTACCTGAACATCTTAAAAAGCGTGAATATTTAATTTGTGATGAAGCATCGGAATTAGAAGACCAATTAGTTAAGGAGTTTAGTTGTACTATTAACTTTGAGTTTCTCTACAAGAACGAAGTTGAGGTTAAACCGTTTTTAACTAAGAGCACTAACGTTGAAAAATGGATTAATCATTTAGTACTGTCACTAAAAGAACGTATCGATTGGTTAAAAGATGCAATCGGCAGTACTAGTAAGGTTAAAACTAAATACCTTATTCAAAAGAAGAACGAGTTAGTCGCTCTTGGTAATCTACATAGTAAGTTATCACTTATACTGGAAACTTGGTATGATAGTGAGTATATTTTTGAGAGGGATAGTAAGGCTATTACCTTTATGCCTCTTAAGGTAGACAAGCTATCGAATTATTTGTTTAAGTATGCTGATAAGGTAATTCTTATGTCGGCAACTATTATTGATCCTAAGAATTTTTGTAAGTCATTAGGCATTGATAACTATAAGTATATTGAGGCTGAATCGACGTTTGACGCTAAGAATGCGCCTATTTATTGCAATACAAAGGTTAAGTTAAATTACTATAATATGCAAAAGAACTTACCTAAGGTATGTAAACAGATAGCTCAAATTTGCGAGTTTCATAAAAACGAAAAGGGTATTATTCATTCACAAAATAAGAGTATTACTAACTTCTTATCAGAAAATCTGACTGATCGTAGATTTTTAATACGTGAGCCGGGTGTACGTAATGAAGTTATTTTAGAACAGCATATGGAAACCGATGATCCTACCGTTCTTATATCACCATCTATGTCTTATGGGGTCGACCTCAAGGATGATCTAGCTAGATTTCAAATTATTATTAAGGCGCCGTATCTACCTACTAAAGATAAGCGTATTGAAAACTTAATGAAGGAGGATTTTGACTGGTATCAAAATAAAATGCTTTGTTCATTAATTCAAGCTTGTGGTAGAGGCATACGATCTCATAAAGATCATTGTATAACATACATTCTTGATGCTGCGATTGTAGAGAGTATAGTAAAAAACAGACATAAGCTTCCTAAATACTATCTAGACCGATTCGTGTAATAAATATATGTAGTGCGTAAGAGGGCATACCATTTTGAAATTAAAGATCTTCTCACACAGTTTGTAGCTGCGTTCGATGATACGGTCATTTCGCGTTTCGATAAAAATCGTAATGCTAAGCAAAATATTGATGTAAGATACGTCTTTGCTCCTAAACAGAGAGTAATGTACGATATCGTTAATAAAGCACAAAATCTTACATTACCAGTAGTAGCAATAAATTTAACCAGTGTTTCAAGAGACGAATCTAGAGTTTTTAATAAACTAGCCCCTTCATTTATACCAGGTCAATTAACGGATCATCCAGACAAAGCTTCAAAGTTCTTAATGCCGGTACCTGTTGATCTTTCTGTTAGTATGTCAATAATGACACGTTACATGGCTGATGCCGATCAAATCATCTCAAATTTTGTTCCTTACAATAACCCATATATCATTTTATCTTGGAAAGTACCCGCTGATTTCGGCGCTGACTACGAGCAAGAAATAAGATCTGAAGTATTATGGTCAGGAGATTTAAATTACAGTACCCCTACTGATGTAACATATTCAGATAAATTTAGAGTAGTTATTGATACTTCATTTACAATTAAAGGTTGGTTATTTCCAGAACAAAAAGATACACAGAAAATAATCTATAAAGTAGATAATAATTTTATTACTGTTGATCTAGCAAATAGAATATATAACCCAGAAGGTAAAGAATTAGAATTCCTTACATACGAACAACAGGGTTATAATGCGTTATCTGGATATGACGATACAGTTCCAATATCTTACACAGAAAACGTTGTTATATCTGCCATCCCAGAGGTTACTAATATCTTCTATGCTACTACAGGGACCTTTAACGCTGCGCGTGGTTTAACTACTATATTAAGTAGCTATGATAATAGCTTTACCCTGTATGGAAAACGATTTGACACAAGCAATAGCTATTACCTTTCTTCAAACGTAGATAACTTCCATACCAATTTCCAGGAAATTACATCTGCACAATCACCCACTATATCAGGTTATAAGTTAGATAGTCATTATTATTCGACAGGTAATGATAATATCGTTAACCTGTTTTTCCCTGCTTCGTCACTATCAAATTCAGGAGACTTCACTATTATAACAGCAAACGAAGCAGGATGGGCTACTACATATCAAGCCCAATCATCAATTATTAGAATCTAAATATTCTTAATAATACTTTGCGCAGTATGAATTTCGTTAAATTCATCGTAAGGACATTCATGAACTGCGCCGGTAAAGTTATAATCATAAAGATAACTATCTATATGACCTTTAGGAAACTCTGTTTTCGGTAGTACGTTTTTATGCATATCATAGCCAAAGATTTTAGGTGAGGTACCTACCCAAACAACTGTTGATGGCTTATTGAGAGCTGCAGCTGCATGCTGTAAAGACGAATCAATAAGTAGTCTCTTATCAGAAAAATTAATAAGATTGAAAAGTTCCTTTTTCGATACCTGTTTTTCGAATCTAATAGCTCCCTCTAACTTTGGATGAAAGTCATAGCAAACATGTAGGATCATATACTTCTCTTTTAGTTTAGTTACAATCTCTTGCGCCACAGGTGGTGGTATATCACGAACCCATGAGTATGGATGTGGTTGATGTTCTTTACCTGGCCCTCCAAACGGCTGAAAAAGTAGTAATGGTTTGTTTTTTTGTAAAGACGCGAGCTGAGGGTCAATTAAGTCCTTCTCTCTCAAATTAAAGTGTATATACGGCTTTTCGCTGTTATATTTAACACCTATCATATCACACCACGATTTAATTAGATGTGTTTTTTTAGTAATATGGCTTGTTTGTTTATAGGGCTCTTGCGCGAATACTTCTACATCTTTACCGTGTATATAATCTTGATAAAAATAAGGGACATTACCCAATCTAAAAACTCGGTGTATATCCTTATTATTGAGATACACCTCCGGCCACGCACAAACGACAATAATCTTCCGATCTGGATTTTGTTTTTTATACGCTTTAACTACTGCTGTAGAGGCTACGTGTTTACCAATACCTCCTTCAATATGAAATATAGCGTGCTTTGACATTACTATAATTTAATAGCAAAATCGGATTTTTCAACTAAGATTTACGTGCAGCAAGATATTCTTAAGAACCCACCGGTATGCCAAATACCGCCGCTAACTAATGGATCAGATGTAGGTAGACAGTTTAGAATTAAACCTCCACCCACAGTAGCACATCCTGTAACAGTGAGTGATTTCGAACCAGATACATTCACATTATTATTGAAAGTAGTAGTACCCCCACCGCCGGAACAACCGCCTGTACCGTTAACAAACAAACTACCTGCAATTGATACTATAGAACTACTATCTGTAATAATAGAATCTTGAACCGTCCCAGTTGTACCGATAAATTTTGGAATCTTATTATTACCTACAGTTCCACAGTAATCTACTAATTTACCTCCCCAAACACTACTATCAATTTCATCAGTACGTAATGTGTTATCACTATCTAGAATTACAACAGAATTATCTACCCCTGCGGGTAGATTACTCATTGTAACTAAACAACCTCCTATAGTTACCGTATCATCCCCAGCATCTCCTAATACCGTATTACCCCTTACATATAAATTACTACATATATCAACCCCACCGAAAGCAGATAACGGTACATTGGTATGGATATAGTCGGTACCTCCACCTGCCACTGTTAAACTACCACATACCCTAGTATCGTCGGTCGCTGTAAGACCTGCAAATATAACATTACTACATGCACCTACACCTAAATCTATAGTACCGTTTCCCGCACCTGTAAATGTTAAATATCCTTGACTTGTCGAATTAATATTGCAAACATATCGGCCGTCATTTTGTGAAGTTAGAGCCGTAAATACAGAACTAACTGCTGTCTGTCTAGTTTCTGTAGATTGAATTAGCGGGGTTAATTCATTACCCACAAGTGTACTAGCTGAGGTTAATTCGGTTATTTTAATACCCATGTAGATATTTATTGCAATTGATGTAAAATACATTAAAATATAATTGTGAGAATTAAATTTGATGAAAAATCTCATACTTATACGCATACAGAAACAAAAGAAAAATTTATTTCTGTTACAACGTTATTAGGTAAGTATAAAAAACCCTTCGATAAAGAATTTCACGCTAAGCGAGTAGCTAATCGTGAAGGAGTGCCTATTGAAATGGTACTTGAGATGTGGGAAAGTGAGAAGAATAAAGCTTGTGATAGAGGTACTAATATTCACAAGCTTCTTGAGGACTATATTGAATATGGTGATGTGAGTGATACATTTAGCTGGTTATATAAATCATATGACAGATCAGTCGAGCGGCATGTTGATAGTTTTAATAAGATATTAAGTGAGAGTATACTTTACAATGAGGAGTTTAAAGTAGCTGGAATGGCTGATCTTATATACGAGCATAAAAATGGCGAATTTACAGTAGGTGATTTTAAGACGAATAAAAAGTTTAGATTTAGTTCACCGTTTGGTGAGAGAATGTTAGAACCGGTTGATCATCTACATAATTGTGAGTTTAACGTATACGCGTTGCAGTTATCAATGTACGCGTATATGTACGAAAAGCAGACAGGTAAGAAATGTAGAAAGTGTGTTATATTTTATTTGAAGGATGATGCGTTTAGAGCATATCATGTTAACTATTTAAAATCAGATATTGAAGTCATCCTTAACAGTATGACCCAATAAATACCATAAATGGCTAAGTTATCAAAGAAATTTAATGAGAAGGTAGAGCATCTGTATGATTGTCTTTATGAAATTAAAAGTATCGTTTATGAGGTCGAGGATGATTGTGAGTTAGAGGAACTTTTAGATGGATTTACCGAGCAAATAGAATATTCTATATCTGACGGTGATATAAATCTAGAACAAATTATATCTCATATAAAACAAATAGAATAATGAAAGCAGTAATAGTAGGTAAAGGTTATGTTGGTAATAATATCTTTAATCAGTTAACTCAAAATGATTATTTTGACACTGTTGAGCTTTTTAGTAGATCGGAGTTAGATTATTCTGATCCGTTCGAGCTAAGACGAGTAGTCGATAGAGATACAGTTGTAATTAATGCAGCTGGGTTTACTGGAAGACCTAATGTTGATGAGGGTGAAATTAAAAAAGAGCTTTGCTGGGATCTAAATGTAAAGCTACCTCTTACTCTCAATAAGGTTTGCAGAGATATAGGTGCATCGATTATTCATATTACATCTGGTTGTATCTTTACGGGGTATGAAAAAGATTGGGAAGAAAGTGATGTGCCTAATTTCGGAATGTTTAGCAATGATTCTTCCTTCTATAGTAAGTCAAAACATGCCTTTGAAAGTATCTCAGATTATGGATTGCATTTAAGAGTAAGAATGCCTTTCTGCGACACTTTACATGAGAGATCTTTTCTAACTAAAATCCTTAATTATGATAATTTAGTTAATACCCTTAATTCTAAAACTTATGTACCTGAGTTATGTCGTTTTATTGAACACTATATTACTGAAGGGTATGATGGCTATGAGACTATTAACTTCTGCAATAGAGATCCTCTCAGTACAGAAGAGATTGTAGATATGATGAAAGAGCGCGGTATACAGAACGATAATTGGAATTGGGAAAATTGGGATAAGATTCCAATTAAAGCCAATAGGTCTAATTGCGTATTGGATACAACAAAAGTAGTTGAGCAGTATGAATTTAATATTATCTCTGAGTACGAAGCATTATCAAAATCACTTGATAAAATTGCTGATCAGTATTAATATATATGATGAGTAAGACGTATCTTGTTACTGGAGGTTGTGGTTTTATAGGTTCTTACGTTATTGAAGAGCTTCTAAGAGATAAAGACGCTGATATAAAGGTTATATGTGTTGATAAGATGGGAGTAGGTTCCGATCTTAAACATATTCCGCTTAACGATAGTAGATTAAAGCACGTAGTACGCGATATAACGAGCTCCAGCTTTACAGAGTTCTTAGGTAGAGTAGATTATATCTTACATTTAGCAGCTGAATCTCATGTAGACAGATCTATTTCTAATCCTTTATCATTTGTTGATAGTAACGTAATAGGTACAGCAAACGTACTCGCGTTATGTAAGCAGGAAGGTGCTAGAATGGTTCACGTTTCAACAGATGAGGTTTATGGTCATCTACAGCTAGATGAAGAACCCTTTACTGAAGAGCACCCTCTTAAGCCTCGATCACCTTACTCTGCATCTAAAGCTAGCTCTGATCTACTAGTACAGTCATACATTACAACATTTGGAGTTAATGCATCTATAACAAGATGTTGTAATAATTATGGTCCTAGACAACATAACGAGAAACTAATACCAACAGTTATACGATCTTTAGCTCAGGGTCAATACATTCCAGTATATGGTAAAGGAGATAACATACGCGAATGGATTCACGCCCGTGATCACGCTAAAGCTATTATAGAGGTGTTACATAAAGAAGATGCTGCAGAGCTATATAACATACCAGGTAGTGTAGAGTTTACTAATTTAGAGTTAATTGATCAGATTATTGAAACTGTTATAGACAAAGCACCAAGATATAGAAGACAAGAGTATATTAAGTTTGTAGAAGATAGGGCAGGACATGACTTCAAGTACGCTATATCAACAAAGCATAATTTAGATGCAGTAGCTAATCAGCAAAAATTTAATTTATCTGAGACTGTTGATTACTACTTAGCCAAGTATTTGAAGCACGCAGAAATATTTTAGAACAGGTACTTAAGTATAAGCTGATCATCAGTTAGCGCTTCTTCTTCGTCACTATCTGTTTCAGAACTATCATCTAAACCTTCTTCATATTCTTCATAATATGAATATATATCATCTTCATCAGCCTCATAACTCACAGCAGTACTGCCCGATGAGCTCTGTATAACTTCATACTTTTCCTTAATATCAGATAAAATAAGTTTTTTAAGGAGCATAGCATCTGTCTCCGTTTTGGATCGTTCTAAAAAGTTCTTAACCTCATTACTAGTAAACTTACCTTTAAGATCAAGTATTGGGTCATTAAATAATCCCCAAATATGAATTGGTAGATATTTTCTTGTCATTCCCGCACAATCCCGTATAACATAATACGCAGCTTTCTTCTTTATCTCAACTCCAGTATCTGGTTTATCAGCGGCTCTTGCAGCTGGCCCATAAAGTTTCGCGATTTGCTCCTGAGAATTCTCTAATATCACCTCTTCAAACATATATATAAGTGTATTTATTCTTGAATACCAAAAGGAACCCTGATATAATTAATATAGTGAAGAAGAGATTTCCATCAAAGCCCTTCGAGTTCGGCAAATATATTGTCGAATATCGTGAAGAAACCGGCGTTCTGCGGTTCTTAAAGGAACGATTGGATAATATAGATGACGCTCAACTCGCGAGAGAAAAGCTAATCACAAAAGGATACAACGATCTAGAAATAAAAAAAGTAGGATGATTATATTAGAGCCCTCAGCTGGAATTAAAAAAGATACGAAACTCAATTACGATATTATTAGTAATTTACTTACTACACTTCTTGAGTATAACCATAAACGAAAAATTAACATTGTAGCCAAGATACATAAAAGCAGGACCCCTGGTATATCTTATTGTACTCCTGTCGAAGGTAAGGAATTCCTCATCAATTTAGATATGTCGAAAAACAATAGGAAATATATCTTCGGATCGATCCTACATGAGATTAGACATTGTATACAAAAGGAGGTTTTTAAGTTCTGGCCATCTGTTAGTCATATGAAAACCTGGCGTGATTACTGGTACTCGAAAGAAGAAGTTGATGCAAGAAAAATGGAAAAGTTAACAACGCAGTTTATCAAGAGCTACGATTCTTATGTAAACATGACTGAAATGTTTAAAGATAAAAAACTCTTTAGAGTAGGGTAATGCGAAATGTTCATAGATTATTTTTACCTAGTTTGGATCAAGACGGTAGCGGTATAGTAGCTGATACGACTTATAAGCTCTTAGATGAAAAGATAATCGTAACAGGCTTTACAATTAAAGTTATATTAGACGAAAAAATCGGTAAAGATATAAGTAATATCCTTGATAAAGCGACATACTATACTATATTAAAATATAGTCAAAACGAGATAAACGAAATATATAACGAAGATGGAAGCAAATATAAATAATTTTACGTTCAAGCATAATGAGAAAACCTTATTTATTGAGGTTTATGATGGTGAAAACTCTGAAGAGCCCTACTCCTTTATAAGGGTAGGTGATACTATATCAGAGAAAGATTTTCATTATGAGATTAGTGACTGGTTCTTAAAAAATGTAAATCCGCTTTAGATAATTTAATCCGTATCATATATTATATTAGCTATTAAATATATATGAATGAATCGATATGCGCAGTTTTTAGGATCTGAAGGTATTAATGTATCGCTTAGTTCTATTGACTATGATCCCTATACGCAATTAAATTACCTCTTTAAATTGGATGGTAATTATGTTGATAACGAAATTAGTAAGAAGCTTGATCCCGAGATACAAGCTCTAGAGAAGTTAATTGAAGAGTCTACTAGTACTGGTCAGTTTACGTGTGTTACAGCTGGTGATCCAACTATAACTATTGGCGGCTCAACTATAGCTCCTACAGTAGCAGTTAACACAGCCTGCTTTTCAAACTGTCAAGGTACAGTAACTAATGTTACAGGGGGAACAGGAACAACTTCATCTGGTGGTAGTGCTCCAGCGATATCGCTGACTAACACAGGCGTTAGTGCAGGTAGTTATACAAGTACTAATTTAACGGTCGATGCGCAAGGTAGAATTACTGCCGCAGCAAATGGAAGTGGTGGAGGAGGCGGAGCTGGAGTAGCCAATGTTACTGCTAGTCACGGCCTTTCTTCGTCAGGGGGGACTGAGCCTAATATTACTATTGTACCGGCGCAAGCTACTATAACGAGTATCAAGAATATAGCGTTAAATGTTGGTCGTGATGATGATAATCTCATAAAGTTTAATAATGATAATGAAATAGTATTTGAAGTTGGAGGAACTGATGGTGTTACGTTTAAGTCAGGTGGTGAAATAGAAGCTACTAGTTTAGATATATCAGGTAGTGTTGATATCGACGGTGGTCTTGAAACTGATGCGTTATGCATCGACGGCACTCAAATAACAAGGACAGCAGCTCAGATAAATGCTGCAAGACCTGGTACTGTTACCTCTGTTACTGCTGGTAATACAAATATAACTATCGGAGGTACAGCCACTGATCCTACAATAGCAGTTAATTCTGCTTGCTTTACAGACTGTGAAGGTACTGTAACTTGTGTTACTGCCGGTACTGGTCTTTCTGCGACACCCGGTAACTCTCCTGTTATTAGTATAGACTCTACGCAATCTACTCTTTCCAGTATTAAAAATTCTTGTTTAGTTGTTGGACGTGATAATGCTAACTTTATAAAATTTGCTACAAATAATCAAATCGCATTTCATGTTGAAAGCTGTGAAGGTGTTATATTTAAATGTGGAGGTGAAATAGAAGCTACCAGTTTAGATATAAGCGGTGATGCAGATATCGCAGGTACACTTAGTCTTGCTGGTACAGATATTGATGCATCAGCAACTGAAATTAATCAAATTCATGGCATAACAGATGGTACAGTAGCAGCTAATAAAGCTGTAATTGTAGATACCAATAAGGACATATCAGGTTTTAGGAATATTACTCTTACTGGTGAATTAGATGCTGCTTCACTTGATGTGGAGGGTAATGCTGATATCAACGGAACCCTTGAAACTGACAATCTATCATTAAACGGTACATTAATAACAAGAACAGCAGCTGAAATAAATGCTGCTAGATCTGGTACAGTATGTAGTGTTGCTATAGGCGGTACGCAAGGTATTACTGTTGTAAACGGCTCTCCTATCACTGGTGGTGGTACTATTAATCTTAAGGTAACTGATGCATGTAATACAAAATGGAATCAATCAGCATGTAATGGTACAGTAACGAGTATTACTACAACCGGAGCCTATCTAACTGGAGGACCTATAACATGTACCGGTAATATTGGTATTAATTATAACTGCGCTTCATCTTGGGATGCTAAGTCAACTTGCACGGGAACAGTTCAAAGCATTACTACTACAGGAGCTTATTTAACAGGAGGCACTATAACATGTACTGGTAACATCGGTCTTAACTATAATTGCGCTACATCATGGGATGCTAAGACTACCTGTACAGGCACAGTATGCACTGCAGGTCTTGCATTAAGTGCTAGCGCATGTGGTACAATACTAGGTGTTAAAGATGTTTGCAATACAGCTTGGAATGCTAAGACTACTTGTACAGGTACAGTGTGCAC